ATAATTATATCTATTGTGCTACGGTATCAATAGTTTATTCCAATGGGCGAACAATGGGCATTTTACCCGATCAAGTGCGCCACTTGTGACTTGTGGAAGACAATGGATTTTAGAGATTGCTTAATCCTTGTGCAGTTTCAAAAATAGTCAATCCTTGCCCTCGCCTGCGCGATGTCACCAGCGTACCACATCGCCCAAGCCCGTAAACCCGTGCCACTGGCTGCACTTAGCCAATGGCTGCACATTGTGGCACATGGTCACATGGCCAATGGCTGCCGGGTACTGGCTGCGCGTGATCCGCTGGCTGCCGTGATCCACTGGCTGCCGTGGCTGCCGCGTGCCATGCGGATCGAGGCCCCGGGTAGGGCCGACGGCGACAGGGCCACGCTGACGGAGGCATCACGAACAATTTATTTTTTTTTTCAAATTACACAAGTAGCCAATGGCTTCTATTTACCCGTGTTGCAAAGTTTCTCAAGTCTGTGCTAGTATCCGTACCACTATGGAATCAAGACAATCTAAATCCGTAGGCACAGATGACGCACTCGTCGAGTCCGCTGTTGAGATACCCGACTGGTTAGAACCTGCGCCTCGTAGCCTTGCTAAGTCACCCCCGGAGGTGAAGGCACTCGCATTGGCTCAGTATGAATTTATATTCATGCGGGTCATTGACTCAATTGCACACGGCAACAGCCTGTCGCAGATACTGCGGGATGACCAGCGCGACATCGACTACAACGACTTTTATCGGTGGATCAAAAAGAACCCTGAGAGAAACCAGTTGTTCACCGAAGCGCAAGAGATGCGTACCGAGTTCATGGCTGGCGAGATCATTGAGATTGCCGATGCCGACGACTCGTTAGAAGATGTGCAGCGATCCAGATTAAAGATTGACACGCGCAAGTGGCTCATGGGAGCGCATAATCGTAAGAAGTACGGCGAGATTAAAACCGTGGAGTTGGGCGGATCGATCAGTATTACTGAAGCACTGGCCCAAGCTAATGCACGGTTGGTCGATGCCGATGTGGTAGATGTAACCCCTCGACTGGAGAACTAAGTTGCAGAAGCCCATTTACTCGGCAGAAGAAGAACAGGTCTTGATGACCCAGCTTTGGAGTCCGCAGATCAAGGATGACCCTGAGTCGTTTGTGCGGTATGCGTTTCCTTGGGGGCAGAAGAATACTCCACTCGAGAACTTCAAGGGGCCGCGTAAGTGGCAGCGCGATGTACTGCGCGAGATTACAGAACACCTGAAGAAGAACCGTGGGCAGTTGGACATGGACGCGCTGCGGACTGCGGTATCGTCGGGCCGTGGGATTGGGAAGTCGGCGCTGGTGTCTTGGTTGATCCTGTGGATGCTGAGTACCCGGATAGGCAGTAGCGTCATCGTGTCGGCTAACAGTGAGAATCAGTTACGCACGGTCACATGGGGTGAGTTGACTAAGTGGACAACGATGGCGATCAACGCGCACTGGTGGGAGGTATCGGCTACCAAGCTGGTTCCCGCTACGTGGGTGACTGACTTGGTAGAGCGTGACTTGAAGAAGGGTACGCGGTACTGGGCTGCGGAGGGTAAGTTGTGGTCTGAGGAGAACCCTGACTCGTATGCGGGTGTCCACAACCATGACGGCATGATGGTGATATTTGATGAAGCGTCGGGTATTCCGGATGGGATTTGGAGCGTGGCGGCGGGCTTCTTTACCGAGAAGATATTGGATCGGTATTGGTTTGCGTTCAGTAACCCACGGCGTAACACCGGGTATTTCTTTGAGACGTTTCACGGTAAGCGGGACTTTTGGAACGCAAAGGTTATTGATGCACGCACAGTCGAGGGTACGGATCATGGGATTTATGACCAGATCATCGCGGGAGGATCAGTTTATTTCCCCAGTGACTGTGGAGGATGCGTTCAAGCGGCCCAAGTACAAAGACTTGACTGCGCCGATTGTCATTGGTGTTGACCCAGCACGCGGTGGCATGGACAGCACGGTGATCGTGGTGCGGCAAGGGCGTGACTTGGTTGCCATCAAACGGTTCAAGGGCGACGACACCATGACCACCGTGGGTAACGTGATTGATGCCATCGAGGAGTACAAGCCAGCACTGACCATCATTGACGAGGGTGGGCTAGGTTACGGGATACTTGACAGGCTGACCGAACAGAGATACAAAGTGCGTGGGGTGAACTTTGGCTGGAAGGCGAAGAACCCGATCATGTGGGGTAACAAGCGTGCGGAGATTTGGGGTGCGATGCGGGACTGGCTCAAGACTGCGGCGATCTCAAGTGACCGACAACTGAAGGCAGACTTGGTTGGGCCTATGAAGAAGCCTAACTCTGCTGGTACAATTTTCTTGGAAGGCAAGAAAGAAATGAAGTCAAGAGGCTTGGCAAGTCCCGATGCAGCGGATGCGCTGGCGGTGACATTTGCGTTTCCTGTGGCTAACCGAGAATACAATGGCAGAATGGAACGCCGAGTCGTACAAGAACGCGGCGCTGTATCAACCGGATGGATGGGGTCTTAATATGCCAGGTGGAGCATCAGCAGGTTTTGCAAAAGGCGTGTATGGCATTGGTCTTAGGCAAGACCTTTTCTCAGGTGAAGAAGAGTTTTTTAAAAAAAATCCTCATGTTGCGGGGATGGCTGCGGAAGACAACCGCATTATTATGAATCCATATAGCCAACTTAAAGATAATGAAAAACAAGCTGTCATGCTAAATGAAGCCGCTAGAGTTCATATGCGTACAGGTAACATTGAAGCGCCAAGATTTATGCTTACACCAGAACAAGAAAATGCTTTTTCTGGTTATAGTTCAGACCCTATGGATAGGCTATCAACGGTGGCGGCAAGAATTTTGAGTAAAGACCCATCTGCATTGAAGCCAACAACTGAGCAAATGGAATATGTAGATCGTTTGCGAAACTTTATGGGAGTGAAATAACATGGCGACAAAGAAGAATGTTTCACTATCTGTTGGGCGTGGCGAGAAGCTGCCCATATCCAAGGGCGCGGGTTTGACTGCCAAAGGCAGAGAGAAGTACAATGCCGCAACTGGCTCAAACCTTAAAGCGCCAGCCCCTAGTCCTAAGACCAAGGCAGACCAAGGTCGCAAGGATTCATTTTGTGCAAGAATGGGCGCAGTAGCCGCTAATGCCAAAGATGGCGAGCGTGCCAAAGCAGCCCTTAAACGATGGAAATGTTAATCATGGCTACTAAACCCGGTCTCTATGCCAACATCAACGCAAAACAAGCACGCATCAAAGCAGGCTCTGGTGAAAAAATGAACAAGGTCGGCAGCAAGGCTGCGCCGACCAAGCAAGATTTTATAAAGTCAGCTAAAACTGCGAAGAAGAAGTAAATGTCTAATACCAAAGCAACTGGTGTTGCATACTTAGACCCAGAATTTACTACTTGCTATGCTAGTGAAGAAATTGGTTACGCCCTTGCTGGACAAGGCGCGGTAACTCAAGAAACAAGCAAGTCAACTGGCGTTACGGTTAACGCAAGCATGGGCCAAATTACAACAAACGGTGCAACGCTAAATACGTTGACCAATGTAACTTTTACGCTGACTAACAGATTAATCAGCGCCAAAGATGTGATTATTTTGAACGTAGGTTCTGGCGCTACATCGGGTGCGTATAACTGTTGGATCAGCAGCATGAGCGCAGGCACTTGTACGATTACGTTGCGAAATATTAGCGGTGGCAATTTATCCGAAGCTGTGGTAATCAACTTTGCAGTTATTCACGGAGCGTCTTAATCATGCCACTTGTCAAATCAAAGACACCCGAAGCATTCCGCAAGAATGTCAAGGCTGAAGTTGCCGCTGGCAAACCGATCAAGCAAGCCGTGGCAATTGCGTATTCAGTAAAACGTGAGGCTGCTAAACCAGCCCCAAAAGGTAAGAAATAATGAATCGGCAAGAGGCTATTGCGTCAGGCAGTCCACGGTACTTTACTGGGATGGCTTGCGTGCATGGTCATGTTGCCGAGCGATATACAACCAACAAAAGTTGTTGCGAATGTGCAAATGCAACAGCAAATAAATCAAAAGCTAAAGACCGCGCACGGTATAGCGCTCAAGCTGTTGAATGGGGTAAACAAAATCCTGAAAAACGCGCCCAGTATCAACGTAATCAAAATGCCAAACGCCCCGGTAATCGCAATTTGTGGACAATGAATTACCGAACAGCAAAAGTAGACAGAATGCCAAATTGGTTAAATTTTGGTGAGTTGTTTGAGATGGAATGCGTTTACAATTATTGCTCGGCGCTGCGTAAAGTAGGATTTGACTATCATGTTGACCACGCAGTGCCTTTGCGGGGTTCGTCTGTATCGGGTCTTCATGTGCCTTGGAATTTACAAGTCTTACCGGGGCGTGAAAACATGAGCAAAGGAAATACTTTTAATGGCTGATTACACTGGCATTGCTGCGGCTGGAGCAGTATCTAATGGCGGCTCAACCAAGGATAAGAGTAATTCTGACATCTTGGCGACTGCTCGAAGCAGACTAGATATGGCTATTTCGGCGCTGTCTGAATCTCGTGAAGATGAGATAGACGATTTGCGTTTTTATGCCGGAAGTCCTGACAACAGATGGCAATGGCCTGCTGACGTACTTGCTACCCGTGGCGCAGTACAAGGCCAAACGATCAATGCACGCCCGTGCTTGACAATCAACAAACTACCCCAACACGTTAAACAAGTTACGAATGACCAAAGACAGAACAGACCAAGTGGTAAGGTCATTCCTGCT